GACCGCACGGCTGGCGATGGTCGCTACCGTGTAGGGTTCGGGCTGGCGGGCACCATTAGCTCAGCCATCTGGGAGCTGGCGGCGGGCACTCTGACTATCGCGGGGCCAAGCGGGAGCAGCCCAGGAGCGGCTGTACTCATCGGGGCCGTCGCTGCGCCGGAAGCCGGTTATGCCTTAGAGCTAAGGGACGATTTCTTGGCAGGCGCTTTCTTTACCGAGATGCGCGAGATGAGCGCCCCAGGTGTTCCAGCCACCAACGGAGTCCGTATCTACGCCGTGGACGTTGGGGGTAAGACCCAGTTGACAGCGCTCTTCGCCAGCGGCGCAGCCCAGCAGATTGCAATAGAACCATAGGAGGAACACATGGCCCAGGTACAGTTCACCTTGACTTACACAGCAGCGGACGCCGCCATCGCGCAGGCGCTAACCGACGCCTTCAACGCCCAGCACATCGGCGTTGTGGGCTGGGTGAACATCACGGTCAAGCAGTACCTCGCTCGCCGGTTCAAGGAAACTTGGCTGGACGATGCGATACGCTACCTGCGTACCAAGCAGGACGCGGAGAGCCGGGCGGAACTGGCGCGGCTGGAGAGCCAGACGAGCGTAACGTAGGAGGACAGGATGACGGATACAGGCTTCATTGAGGATGTGACTATTCGCCTAAACGAGCCAGAAATTTGGTTCGTTGCCCCGAAAAGCAGTACCATCTTGAGCCGCTTAGGGCTCGTGCTCATCATGCTCAATCGGGATGCCTACTCAATCTATCAGGCCGCGCTCGACGCCCAGGAGATCGTCGTGGAGGAGAAGACGAGCGCCCCGACCAGAGCCGCGAAGCGAAGGGCGAAGAAGGCGTAATGAAAAGGCTCGTCGCTTCTGCTGCTGCCACCTTGATAATGTTCGGCTTCGTGCTGTTCAGGTTCGCGGACGGCGGCGGCGGCTCACCATGCCCCGACGACCCCCTGCGCGGCGTCTGGGGGCCGCAGCGACTAGAGGTGTTGGGTGAGTGCGTCAGCGTGTCCGGCATCGCCCACAGCATCAAGGAAGGCGGCGACATTGAGGCCGACCAATCGGCGGACGGGGACGTGACGTTCAACCTGACCGTGGACGACGAGCACCGGGAGAAGTTCGGGCCGGTGCTGCACGTCGAGATAGTCCCCGTAGATCAAGCGCGAGTCCACGCGCCGGAAGAGGGCGAGCATGTGTGCATTGTAGGCACGTGGGCCTGGGACAAGACGCACGGGATCGCGGAGATACACCCCGCGTTCTCTGTAGAAGCGTGTTAGGATGTTAAATATGGTGGGAACGCTGGCGATGACGGCCCTCTGGGTGAGCATAATATCAGCCTGGCTCTCCTATCGGCGGCTGACTCCAATCCCCGTACAAGGGATCGTTGAGACGCTGTTGACAATGATGGGTCTCATCGTCGTTCTACGTTACCTGCGCCCTCCGTTCCTCGCTCTGCTTGTGCTCGAAGATGCGCAGGTTATCAACAGCGTCGCTGCTATGGGTCTACTGGTTGTATTCTGGCTCAGGTGGCGATAGATGGCACTACCGGAGGGAGCAGTTCTAGGTGGGGTCGCAGGCTTGGTCGTTGCGAGCGTCCCTACTCTCTTGCAATGGCTGTCACAGCGAGGCAAGACGAGAGTAGATATCGCCCAAACGTATCAGGACGTGGCGCAGGAGGCGCTTGTTGAGGCACAGGCGGCGCGGGCAGAGGCAACGAGCCTGCGTCTTCAGCTTCGCACCCACGAGCGGCGCTGGGCGCTGGCCGTGCCGATTCTAGAGCAGGCTGCCGATAAAGACCCAGACCTACGCCAGAAGATAGGTGAACTCAAGCTGTTAAACGGTCTGGCAAAGATAGATGGGGCAACCTAGTGGCACGTCCATTTAGAGTTCGCGGCCTCGACCGACAATCACGGCTCAAAGGAGGCAACACCCTTCGCGGTCGTCTGGGTGTTATCATCGAAGCCACCCTTAGACTGTTCTCACCTGTTAGTAACCTCCAGAGTCTGTTCTCACCCATTAGTAACCTCCAGCTTGACAGTGCTCCCAGTGCTAACATTGGTTTAACGAAAACATCTGCTATACTAAATACGGCAACCACGAGTACGACTGTGTACCAAACACCTGTCGTGCTCGACTTATCGCTGAAAAATGAGGAGGTCTGATGTCGTTTGGGCCGTTCTTCGCTGGAGAAGTTTACACTCTTACACTTACCATCAAAGACAAAGATACTGGCGCTGCTGTTAATCTCACCGGACAGGCCGTAAAGGTTCTCCTACGTAAACGCGGTGCGACAACTAATCGGCACGCAGACCCCGATGACGATGCAGTCATCAGTGACGGCGTGAACGGGATTATCACCTATCTGCTTCCCTCCGCTTGGCTGGCTGCTGAGGTTGCCGCTTGGACTCTCCAAGTACAAATGACCGTCGGTGGCACGGTGCGGAAAACGGAGAAGATCAGTTTTGCTGTGGAGAGTGCTCTCTGATGTCTGAGCTGCGCTTCCATTTCCTGTCAACCGGACAACAGCCTTCGATGCTTGTTGAGCACCCTAATAAGACCATTCTGTTTGACATTCCTACTGATTTGCCTGTCGAGCCCGATGTCCTTTTTCTCACTCAACGTAGTGAAGAGATCATCAAGAAGGCTCAAGAGTTCGCTGAGGTGTTTAACATCCCCGTCATGGGCGCAGGCAAACTGTCCACAGAAGGCTTCGAGATTGAGCCGTTTCAGGTGGCAAAGAAGGCCCATAATGAGTATGAGAAAGCCTACGGCTACATGATAAAGAGCTGTGGCATCAACGTCGGCTACGTCCCCTTTGCCACTGACTTTCCACGTGAGCTTTTAGGTGCTGATGTTGTCATCATGTCCGGTGACAACTCTAACCACACTGTTGCGATGGCTAAGAGCGCAGGTATCTCCCGAATCTACCTGATAGGACTGACTGACGAGATGCGTAAGTCTTCCTTCCCCACGGGTGTCACCAAGCTCTCTGATGGTCAGGTTCTCTCGTTGGTTGAGAAGACACATCAGGTACATAAGGAATCTGTTAATTACCGTGAGCCGCAGGGTGAAGAAGAAGGTGACTGTGGTTCCTGTCGGTTTTTTGTTCCCTCTTCGACTGTTTCTGAAGCAGCGTTCTCCAAGACTAATACCACACTGGCGGCGATTGCCGAAGCTCGGATACATCGAGCGTATACCGAAGCGATGGACGATCTTCGTGAGATGGGACACCTAAGTAGAGATGAACGCATTGGATTATCAAAGGCGATAACAGACGCACTTGAAGCGTTTACTGCAAGGATCGCTGAGATGGGTTTGGACAGTCGAGTTGTGCCAGCAGAAGACGTTGCTGTGATGTCTAAGTCTGTCGATGTCAAACCCAACGAGATACGTGTCAGAGTCCGCCCCGTTGATGATTTCCAAGCTGACTCTTTCCGAACGATTAGTATCAGCGCGTCAAAAGGTATCCGTGCTGTAATTGGTCGTCCTAGAGGCCAAGAGACGACCCGTGTTCAATCCTACAGGTTCGACAAGGGTAAGTGGGACTCCACTTCTGCTGCCGCTTGGGTACGAAGTAAGGGTGAGACGCCGAAATCGGCTATAGGTACTTGTAAATTGGTTATAGGTGATATTGATTCAGAGTATACCTGTGACCTGTTCGAGCCACGAACACTTGCGCCTTTCTCTAAATCTACACAGCAGGCGTTTGGTAGTCCAGGTGGTAAGCGAGCTATTGCTAAGAAGATTGCGGCGATGATTCCGCAACACTCTACCTTTGTCGAATGCTACGCAGGCGGTGCCGCTGTCTTCTTCGCCAAAGACCCCAGTGAGCGTGAGGTCTTGAACGATCTGGACGTTGATATCGCTCAGACGTATAAAGACCTACAGACTGTTGATGATGGTGAAGTCCGTAAGATACAACGGATGGACTGGACTATCAGCAAAGACCGCTTCAACCAATTGAAGAAGAGTACAGCAGCAGGTAGGACAGGCCGTTTATACCGCTTCCTGTATATGCGAGGCTCTGCTTACGGCAACTACACGCAGCCTTCAGCCAGTCACGAGGGCAAGGTGATGAAAGTTGCGTCTCGGCTACCTCAGATACGAGATCGGCTGAAGGGTGTTGTCATCGCCAACCGAGACGCAGTTGACATCATTCAGAAGTTCGATGGCCCAGAGACGTTTTTCTACCTCGACCCACCGTACCCGACGGAGTGGAAATGGGATGAAGGTGGTCATGGCGGTCGCGCCTCAAGCGATGAGTGGGGAGGCAAAGACCTCCACAGACTTCTTGAGGTTCTGAAGACCATCAAAGGCAAGTTTATCCTATCACTGGAAGGTGAAATAGCTAAGGTTATTCCAAAGGACTTCCAGGTTACAAAGATAGCCGTTCCCCGACAGATGGCATTAGGCCCAACTGGAAAATTGCGAGATGATCCTGAGATTTTGGTCTCCAACTTCGACCTTAATCATGTTGAAAAGAGCCAACCAGACTCTGCTGATATACACGTTGACAAGTTGCTCAGTGAAGAGAACGTTGTTGACGACGATGAGCGGCTTTTCGTCATGGCCAAAAGCGAAGACCAACATCTCGTCTGGTCAGTAAATATGATCCCGAACACCGTTGACGGTGAGGGCCACTGGCAGACGCCTGAGACGATTATGAAAGTCGCCCACAACTTCTTGCTCAAGGATGTTCCGATTTGGTCTGAGCATCAGAAGGCCATCCCAGGTGTCTTTCCTGTGCAGTCTTACGTTTTGCCCTACGACTGGGACTTTGTTGACCACCAGGGCAATCAGCGTTCTCTCCCTGAGGGCACATGGGTAACAGTTTTGTGGGTTCAAAATGATAAAGTGTGGAAGAAGATAAAAAGTGGTGAATATGTAGGAACCAGCGTTAGAGGTTTCGCTCGAAAGAAGGTTGGACGACCTCCTCCTGGCGAGCGTAAGGAAGTTGGCCAATAGGTCTTGACAACATCAGAAAATTGTGTGTCACTTGAATCGCGGGTGCAGGTTTGATGGATGTTGAGCTTCAGGACATTGACGAGATTGAGCTGTCTCTTACTGTCGCTCCTGCTATAAAAGAAAAGTTCATCATGGTCAAAAAGGAGTTTGAGGAGGCTGAGTGGACGGCGGCGTTCATCAATGACCTACCAGATAGCTCGTTCGCCTATATCGAGCCAGGTGGAACAAAAGATGGAGAAGGAAAAACAACCCCAAGAAGTCTCAGACACCTTCCCTATAAGGACGGAAGTGGTAAAGTAGATGCGCCACATGTTCGGAACGCGCTATCAAGGCTACCGCAGACGAACATCTCTGCGGCTGCCGAGGAAACAGCAAGGAGGAAACTAATGGCTGCTGCAAGTGCTGCTGGCGTCAAGGCAGCTTCCGAAGAGGAGCTAAAGGCTGAGTTCGAGAAGCTGGATGAGGACGCACGCTACGCGATGTTCCTGAAGGCAAAGGATGCCGAGGCCAAGGCTCAACACATGATGGACGATGAGAATTTGGATGAGGAGGGTAAGCCGAAGAAAAAGGCTCCCCCAGAGTTCAACTTCGACAAGGCCGACGAGCCTACCAAAACTGCTCTTCGCGCAATCGGTGAGGCGTTGACCAACATCGCCGGAGTGCCTGAGCCGGTGGCTGAGTTCGCCAAATCCATCAAGACCAAACTGCCTTCCGGTCAGAAGTCCGGCGACGAGCTGGTCGCGTTTGCCAAGAGCGCCTTCCCAGGTCTGGTGGAGGCCATCCAACAGCCACTACAGGAGCGACTCTCTGTGGTCGAGAAGACTGCCGAGGAGCTTCAGGGCGAGAAGGAGCTGGCAGAGATGCGAGCCCTTGCCGCCGACCTTCCTGGTGATGTCGAAATCGTCGCCAAGCGGCTTGTCGGCTTCAAGAAGAGCATGACGCCGGAGGACTTCGAGGCTTATATTACAGAGCAGAAGGGTCTGAAGGAGCAGGTGTCCAAGAGCGAGCTGTTCGGTCGCGTCTCATCCGGTCAGCCTGGGGCGGGCTCTGCTGAGGCCATCGTGATGAGCAAGGCTCAGGCTATCGTCGCCAAGAGTGAGTTCGGTATCAAGGACATGGCTGCGGCCATTGAGCACGTCGGCAAGAGCGATCCTATTCTCTGGGGTCAGTACCAAGAGGAAGTTCGCAATCGGCCCTCCAGTTTGCGGGCCGCGTAACTGAGTTGAACAAGGAGGAATAAAATGGCTGGAGCAGTGTCTTTTTCGGGGGATGGGTTTAGCGCCAAGGCCGCTGGCGATCTGTCTGCACTTCAGTTTCGATTTATGAAGATATCAGCCGCCAATACAGTTGACAAGGCTACCGCTGCCACCGATACGCTTATAGGCGTCCTTCAGAACAAGCCGAATGCGGCAGGTAAGGCCGCAAGTGTCAAGGTTATAGGCGGCTCGAAGCTTCAGGTGGATGCGACCACTGATATCGCCGCTGGTGACAAGCTAACTTCGGATGCCAACGGTAAGGGTATCAAGACGACCACGGATACTCACCATGTAGGTGCAATCGCTCTTGAGGCTGCAACCAACGACGGCGAGATCATCTCTGTTATGCTTGTCAACTACAAGTTCGCAGGATAGTGGAAACGGTTATAGGAGGTATCTGATATGCCTGGGTTTCAGCCGGACATCGTTGATGTCCATGTAGACAAACTCCTGACACAGATTTCAATCGGTTACACCAACCCCGATTACGTTGCGGCTCAGGTGGCTCCGATTGTCATCGTGGAGAAGGAGTCCGATATCATTCCTCAGTACGTTCAGGATTTCTGGTTCCGCGATGTAGCACGCCCTATCGCCCCTGGTGAGAAGGCACCTCGGTCTGGCTTCACCACCCTCAACACTCTGAAGTACGCAGTGATCGAGCACGCTATCGCCAAGGAAATCCCTGACCGTCTGCGACAGAACACAGACGCGCCCTACGATTTGGACGCGGATGGAGCCAAGTGGGTCGCGGAGATGATTCAGCTTCGTCAGGAAGTTGACTTTGCGATCAACAAGTTCAAGGCTGGCGTGTGGGCCACTGACCGCGTTGGCACAACCGACTTTACCAAGTGGAGCGACTACGGTCTCTCCGACCCCATCGTTGATCTTCGCAAAGACCGCCGAACGGTTAGGACGAAGATCGGCAGGGCGGCTAACACCCTACTTCTTGGTGAGTTCGTCATGGATGTTCTGATCGACCACCCGTTGCTGGTGGAGCGTGTTAAGTACCAAGGCAACGACGTTTCCGAAGACCTGCTGAAGCGGCTGCTTCGGCTGGACAAGGTTATCGTCGCTGCGTCCATGCAGGCGACCAACCTTGAGGGCGCAACGCTGGCGCTGGCCGATCTGTTCGATGACGACGCTCTTCTTCTCTACCTGCCGAAGTCCATTGGACGGTTCCAGCCTTCAGCTATCTACACTTTCGTTCAGCGTCCCTTCACAGGCGGCGACCGCATGGTCACACGCCGAATCAGGGATGATGAGCGCATGGTGGACATCATCGAGGGCCGGACGGCATACGACCAGAAGGTTATCGACAACCGCGCTGGTGTGTTCTTTTCAGACGCTGTAGATTAGTGGACGATTGGAGTCGTAACAGATGACTACAGCAACTGAGACGCGCAAAGCTGGCCCTGGTTTGTACTGCTGGCAGCAGATGAACCGCACCTACGGCGGCAAGCCTATCCACAAGGGACAGGTGATCGCCCTTCGGGGTCTCCCGCTCGACGAGAAACTGAAGAGTCTTGGGTATTTCGAGAAGGTCAAGAAGGACACTCCCCTTGACCAGTGTCTGAGGTGTGGGGCTGAGTTCATCGGCCCCGAATACCTTGCACGCCATGAAGAGGCGTGCCCAGAGGCTGAGATCGAGATACCTGGGTTGGAGGTTAACTAATGGCCACCAAGGGTGTAGCAGGACGGACACAGGGGCTCAAGGCGTTCAAAGACCTGTTGGTTGATGGCAAGTCACCAGTCGTTGTCCAAGAGGTCTTGTTTACCGAAACCACTGGTGCGGGTGTGTACACAGGCTCGGTTGACATACCTGCGGGCGCGACGATTCTCAACGTTCGCGTTCGTAACACCGTAGCGTGGACGGCAACTACTTCGGCAACGCTGATCGTTGGTGACAACGCAGACCCCAACGGCTTCTACGATGCCATCAACCTGAAAGCCACCGACCTTGTTGTTGGCGAAGAGCTTAACTTCGATAATCTAGGCGGTAAGCCAGGTCTGTATTTGGTTGCCGCCACCGGACATCGTGATGCGTACCGTGCCACCGCTACAAAGGTTACGGGCGAGGTTACTACTGTCGGTGCCGCTGGCAACGCGGGCCGCACACGCATGATCGTTGAATACTGTCTCCCGACGGCGAGCGTTAAGAACGCTACCAAGGTGTAGGAGGACTAGTTGGTTGTAGCAGTTGCTCCTCCCAACATCGTTCAACAGACCGACGAGGCGCTGAACGACTCTGACAAGACTTTTACTGTCCCAGTGGGACAAGTCTGGGCGCTGAGTTTTCTCATCGTCAACTTTGTGACTACTGCCACACCAGGCAACCGTCAAATGCGGGTTGAGTTGGGCGATGGGACTCGTGTTATCTGGTTCAAAGACTTCGGTGCTGTTCAGGCTGCCTCTCTGACTCGGAACTACTACGCCTCTGCCGAGATGCCCAACGATGCGGCCTTCGATGCCGCCGGTCGCATTAGAATTGAACTAGAAGAGCATGTTCTTCCTGCTGGGTACACAGTCAGGGTGTTCGATTCAGCGGCGATAGATGCCGCCGCTGACGACATGAAAGTCTATCTGATCGTGAACGCGCGACGTAAGCCAGCGCCTTCACCTGCTGTATAGGATGTAATGGTGTGGCTCTTGAAGAGAACACAGGCGACGTTGAGCGGTGGGTCACAGGCTACATCCAGCATCTTACCTCAGCCGACTCAGGCGACTTCAAGTCTTTCACATCCCCCAGTGCAGAAGACGTAGAAGAAGCTATCGACACCGCTGAGGCCGAGATTGTATCTTGGCTTGCTGAAGCGGGTTACTCTACAGACACCACGACCTACTCTTCCTTAGCCAAACGCTACCTGTCTTGGTACAACGGTGTTGGTGCAGCTTACCGCCTTGAGATGTTCCATCCTGGTTTGCAATTCAGCAACGCTAACAACACCCGCTTTGACCGCCTCCACGATATCCTGATGGAGCTGAAGAACCGCATCGACGCGGGCGCGATTACAGGTCTAGGTATTCCAATTGTTACTGATGCCAGTCTTCGCGCTCGTTTTACCGCTGTAACACACTCTGAAAAGGAACCGCTGGAGACTGACACTGATAAAGTCCAGCCCTTCTTCCGCAGACGCACCATGCGTCACCCACAGGTTGCGGATAGCATAGGGGCACCACGAGACCCATCAGCAAGAACATGAGCGTTAAGAGTGTCTTAGTCCAAGTCAAAACTCTGCTTGAGACAAAGACTGAGTTCAAGCAACGGGTGTCTGTCTGGGACTACAGCATCCTTGACCTCGCTATACCTCATGCTCTCGTTCTGCGACCAGGGTCGGTTACGCAGGCGATGGAAGCCTACGGTAATCAGTGGTTGAGGCAGGTTAGTGTCATAATTGAGGCATATGCTTTCTATGAGCCCGCCACATCAACCAATAGCATCAACCGTCTGTTGGATGTCATCGATCTTATTGATACACTACTTATCGAGAATTATCATCTGGGTTTGACAGTTGACACGGTGCGGTCGGCTCAGATAAGTGGTATCGGTGTGGCAGACATCATCAGCCGCGACACCTCTGGCAACAAGTGGTTCCATGTTACAATAACGCTGGCTGTGACAGAGCCTGAAGTTGGAAGTGGGAGTGCCCAGTAATGCCTGACTCGCTGTTGGTTATAACACTTGAGAGCAGAGGTCTTGTGGAGGCAGTTACCACGCTGGACAGAATGGATGCCAGTCTTAGGGATATGCACGATCTGAAGGGTCAGTTTGATACACTGCTTGCTGAGCGTCTGGCTCAGCTATCTGAGGCCACTCCTGTAGACACTGGCGTCATGCAAGGTTCCTGGGACGCCTCCAGTGAAGTAGCTGCTTACGAGTATATGGGTAGGATAACGAACTCGGCCCCGCACGCAGCTTTCGTCGCTGAAGGCACGGGAATCTACGGCCCTCCAGCGAAGGGTAGCGGTGAGATGATCGTCGCTAAACAAGGTAAGCCATTTGTGTTTTGGAGTAAGAAGTTTCAAAAGAAGAGAGTTCTGACTCAACACAAAGGTCAGCCTGCTAACCCCAGGCTCAACGATCTCATACGTGACTCTGAGACGACGCTGCGAGCAGCGGAACGCAGGTTGCGCGGTGACATTCTGGCGAAGTTCCAAGCTCGGACTACCCCTGGGATTATCGTACAAGGGGGAGAGTAAATGCCAAGTCGAATCGTAGGAAAAGATGCACGGCTCTATCTCGATGAGTTCCAACTGTTCCTTCGTCTGTTCGAGATGGAGGAGTCCTTCGAGGTTAACACAGAAGAGTCAACTGTCTACAGTGACAACTTCAAAACCTTCGAGCCGATTGACGCCAACGGGAGCTTCTCGCTGACTGGGCGTATGGACGATGCTGGGCTGGCGTCGGAACAGGATGCTACGGTCTCTCTCGACAAAGCGATGTTTGATAACCTCTTCGTCGATCCTGTCGTTGCGACGATGCTTATAGAGGGGGCATCGCCTGTTGCTGGTAGGCAGGCTCACTACGCCAAGCTGCTACACGGGTCGATAGCGTTGCAACTGCCCAGAGGTGGTCTGGGCAGTCTCCGGCTGAATGGTAGCACGAAAGAGCGCATCTCTGATGGCTTCCTGCTGGCGCTTGCTGATGTGTCTCTGTCCGCAGGTGTGGACACGTTTCTTCCCGCAGGCGGAATCAATGTCGGCGGAGGCTTCACCAAGGGCGTTCACGCTGTCTATCATATCTGGAAGCGAACAGGCGCAGGAACGTTGACTATAGCCATCCAAGGTTCTGTGCTCACAGGTGGCCCCTATACGAACAGGTTGACCTTTCCTACGACAACGGGTGTCGGCGCGAAAGCTCAGGAGCAGGCTGAAACTACTGACACCGAAGTCTTCCAACGTGTTCGGTTGAACAGCACTACCACAGAGACGGTGAGCATTCTGGTGGCGAGCAGAAGGTTCTCGTAGTATACTTACAGCTAGGAGGCTGATATGGCCAAGATTATAGGAAAGAATGCGGACTTCGCAATCGGTGATGTCAACGTGACTCCAGGGTTCGCCTATCTGTATGCGTCCGCCGGTATGAAACGGGTGGAGACGCTGGGCAACGACATCACCCTGAACATCGATCAGAACACTGATGAGACCACCGCCTACGGTGACGACTTTAAGACGCACGAGATCATCGATGCTCAGTGGTCAGTGGACATGACTCTCTACTACTCCACAGGTACAGACGAGGTAGATACATTATTCGTGGCAGCTATTATAGCCACTCCCTTTGTCAAGAAGGGGTTCGTCTTCTCTCCCGCAGGTAAGCCTGCTGGTGAGGCGTCGGCTACGCAACCCAGGTACTACGGTGACGTTATCATCACCAGTGTGGTGCCCAACCCGCCAAGAGGAGGAGTAGCAAGTGTCCGAGTCCGACTCCAAGGATCAGGCTCTCTCGGTCGCGCAGTTGCCTAGTAAGCCACTGAAGGCTGAGCTGGACGGTGTTCTCTACGAACTCCGTAGAGAGACTATAGGTGAAGAGTATCTGTTAGTCAGGGAGATGTCTGTCGCTGTCAAGGATGGCGTCTCCCGTCTAGACCCCAATCGCTACGAGCACGCTAACCTTTTTGTCCGTCTCCTGTGTAATGGAGAGAAGCTGGTTGAGGAGGAGCTTCTGAAGCTCCCTCGTACTCATTATCAGACCTTGGCGACGTTGGCTATCCAGTTGGACAATGAGGAGAGTGGCATCGTCAGCGATTTTTTATCACCGCTCTTGACGGACTTTCCGGCTTATCGTTCAGCCTTGGCGAAGCTCTCAGGCTCCCCTCGAAGTGGCTCAGGACGTACATCGAAGTCAACAACCGACGGGAAGAACGACTCCTGACCGCTCAACAGCTACGAGAGGCAGCCGAGGCTGAGCCTGACAAAGAAGTAGCATGGTGATATGGCTCTTGGAGGCGCATTCGCACAACAGATTCTAGAGCTTCAACTGCGTGTCACCGCGCAGAGCCAGGCTGCCTTCCAACAGCTCACAGCGGGCTTCAAGACGGTTGATGAGCAGGCCGTTAGAACCGCTGCCAATCTTAACCGTGCTTTCAGTCCTCGTCTCGTTCAAAATATGGGACAGGTGCGAGGGAAGCTGGTTGAACAAGGCACAGCTCTTTCAGCTTTCGGTGCTGGTCTGGGCCAGCTTGATCCCCGTTTACAGAGTCTTGGGGTGCATTTAGAAGAGCTGGGTGTTCAACAGGCTAAAGCTGGTCAGTCAGGCAAAGTCCAAACCGCTGTATTGGCGCAGCACGCTACTACGCTTGCTAATGCGGCCTCGTGGACGGAGAAGCTCATTGCAGAGGAGCAAAAGCTGGTCGCAGTTAGGATGAACCAGATGCGACCGCTTATGACCGTCGTTCGGGCGAGCGGAACGCTCACTGCACAGCAGCAGGCTGAGTTGAACTCCAAGCTCGCGTTGAATCAGGCGTCACAGGTGAGAATGGCCACTCTTGCGGCTGAGGTGCAGGCGCTGAGAGGGGCTGCGGCTGGAACGACAGCGTTGGCAACTCAAACAAAGGCCGCTGCCCTCATCGCAGGAACCTTTGGTGGCGAAGCCAACTTCGTTGCTAAAGCCGGTCAGGGTATGATTCTTTCTTTCTCCGCAGCTCAGGCTGCTGCTGGCAACTTTGAGCAAGCTATCTTCGGTCTCGGTTTCTCATTACTTTTCGTAAATCAGGCACTGTTAGGTTGGCCATTGGTGATAGGCGCTGTGACCACTGCTTTAACGTTAGGTGTTCCCGCGCTGATAAAGTGGGTTTCAGCAGCCAAAGATGTCGAAACGCCAACAGAGAGAGGTGCTCGTCTTACCGAGGAATTCGCCGCCGCCCTTAAAGATGTAAAGGGGCCGTTGGCTGATGTAGCTGAAGAGATGCTTCGATTGGAGGAGGGAGGGCCTCCATCTACTATAGCAGTCCTCGCGCAACAAGTGCTAAATGCCAGCCCTCCTCTAGAGAAGTATATTCAGATTCAAAAGGCTGCTGAGAGTGCCCTTAAAGGCTGGGACGCTAGAGTATTGGAGGCTGCTGAAGACACACGATCATTACACGGTAACATACTAACGCTGCACAGTGCCTATCTACAAGATCAGAACACGCTTGAGGATTTGGTGGCGGTGCAGGATGAGTTTAACAAAGCTATAGATGAGACTATCGCGGCGTCGCGGGCAGAGCTGACTCTTGTCGTTCTAAAGATGGAGGCTGCCCGCCAAGAGATAGCAGATGATCAGGCTCGTGAGGCTGCTCTAGAGGCGCTTGACGCTGCTTATCAGGCGAGCGCCGACGCTGCTAACGCTGCCTACGACGCCGCCGTTGAGGGAGCCCGTAATGCTGCTGAGGCTGAGGTTGATGCGCTTCGAGAGAATCTAGAGGAGCAGGTACAGGCAAGACGTGACGCCTTACAGGAACAGACTGACGCTATCCGTGACGCCCTTGCCGACCGTATCGACGCTATCAACGACGAGCGCGACGCAGAGCTAGAGGTTAGCCGCGAGCGGATTGATGAACTCAAAACTCTTGAGCAGGAACTAACCACTGCGATACGCGATCTCGCATCCCAACGCGGCAAGGCGATACAGGACATACTAACCACGGAGGCTGAAATTGCCGAACTGGAGATGCTCATTAAGAAGTTCGGGCCTGACGAGTATTTGGAGTCTGAGCTGGCTCTGCGTAAGGCGCGTCAGGCGGCTCTTGAGCAAAGTGTTGCGGGTGCTAACGCTGAGATTGCTGCGAAGGAAGAGGCGCGGGATGCCATTGACGCTCAGATAGACGCTGAAGGGGAACGTCAGGATGCGATACGTGACACGGCGGAAGTAGCTGTTGATGCCGCTCGTAAGGCCGCTGATGTCCAAATCCGAGAGGCGGAACGCTCCACCCGTGCTCAGATCAACCTCATGCAGCAAAACGTTGACGCGCAGATAAATGGTATTAACAACGCCAGAGACGCCTTTATAAAAAGTGAAGACGCTAGACGCGACGCAGCCATCAAAACTGCTGACCGCATCCGCGATGCAGGTCGAGCCCTGCAAGAGCAGGCAGGGCCTGAGCGCGAGCTTCTCAACCTGGAGGCTCAGCGGTTGGCCATTTTGGAGCGGATATCCTTCGAGCAGGAGCGAAATATTGGTAAGATGGCTTCCCTCGCACGGGCGGTTGCTATAATCAATGAACTTCTAGGAAGAGGTTTCTCAGCGGCTCAGACGGCATTGGCAGTCTGGATGTTTCTAATAACACAAGGTATCTCAAGAGAAGCGGCCCAGGCATTCATCGCCGGTCAGGGGTTGCCTACCAGTGGGTTGCCAAAGTTCCAAGGTGGGGGTATTGTCCCAGGTGCAATAGGCAGCCCACAGCTTGTCGTCGCCCACGGCGGCGAAGAGATACGTAAGCCTGCCGGTAACGGTATGCGCGGTGGGAATACATACAATTTGACCGTCTACGTCCGCAGTGAGTCTGACATAATGAAGATAAGCAAGCTGCTCAACCAAGACCTCGGCTCAAGGCTTGCTACGTCGCTACGGACGCGGAGAGGGACTGGGCGTTGATATGGCTGCTGTATTGAAGCTCTCTGATGGTACGAACACTGTTGACTTCGTTAGCGGCGGTTCAGAGTACAAACTGCGGCAGAACGGTCTCAATATGCCCCATCCCGAAACTAACCGCGTCCTCGGCGGTGATCCCATGTTGGCCGAGGGTGCGCGACTGATTGACCGGCAGCTTTCCAATCGTGAAATCAGTATCACATTTAACATTGACGCAGCGACCCATAACGGCCTTGTATCTAATATGCGAACGCTGCGAAGACTTCTGGATACGGCGAAGAAGTCCAACAAAGACGGACTCGGCCCCAAAGTTGTCTTATCTTACAAATTCGATGACGCCTCCGAACAAGTCGCTTTCGATGTCATAGATGGTGAGTTTCAGCCAGGACAGCTTGCCGACCCAACCGTTCGACGTGCTTCGTTGTTACGAGACAGCGAGTTGACGTTGATCTGTGAGCCGTATGCCAGACTTGATCAGACCACGGGGATTGAAATCCGCAACCTGCTTCTCAACCCTAGCTTCGATTGGAACCCTGAGCAGGGCGGACGCGACGGTCACTACGAGTTGGATTTGGGAGCTGCGGGCGTTCGTCTCGAAAGAGCATCAGGTGTGGGTCTGTCCGACGATATACTCTCGGTGGTGTTTTGGTTTAAGCGAGACGCTCTTAGTGGCACACGGACAATTATCATCTGCGGTACAACGACTAAGGCGTGGCGCGTCTTCTTTGACACTGGGAATAAGCTAAACTTTGAGTGGTATGACGCAGGTGGCACACAACGCCTCTTGACTGCTGCTGACGTAATTACCGATACGACCACCTGGCATTGCGCGGCGATGACAGTGTTCCCCGACCCTCTTGGTGCTATTAACACCTTCTCCGTGCTGATGGTTGATGGTGTTGTTCAGGCGACCAACATACTGGCGAATGTAGGTATAAGAGCCCCTGTTGGAGCTTTTGTTGTCGGCTCAGTAGATCAGGCGGACGGAGAGCGTTTCGACGGTCGCATATCGGGGCTTGCTATACTCGTGAACAAGCCAGTTCATCCGCATCAGCTTCGATATCTCTATATGTATGGACTCCGTGGGTTGTGGCTCACACCAAGCGGCACCGCTGGTCATATCCTCCCCAAGAACTATATGGGTCTGTCGGCTGCTGATGTCGGAGGTATTTGGTCATTTAGCGCGACGGACTCACCTGCGGACACAGGTAGCACCATCCAAGATCGAAGCGGTAATGGGCGGCATATAACAATAACCGGCTCGCCAGCAAATACGGCACACATAAGAACACCTTCGGGTTGGGTTCGAGGCTCAGGTCTGACCGCCTCCAGCGGTCTCCAGGCGGCGTCGGATAATGTCAAGTTTGGCGCTTTCTCTTTCGTTCTCAGCGAGAGCGGTGCCGCCAATAAGACTCTACGACAGACTGTTGTTGTACCAGAAGGCGTTACAACTGCCACTGTTTACCTGTGGATAAAGGGCGGTGGTGGTGCAAACCAGGTAGTCATCGACATCGACGGTGTAACGGAGACAATTACTGCCACTAATGGCGTTTGGAAGCAGTTTATCAAAACAGTGACCGTCGGCGCATCGAGTATATTGACGATTCAGTGGCTCTCCGGTGGGGCTACAACGGTTTATATAGATGGTGTCGTGTTCACACCTGGACAACCTTTTGGCTCTTTCGCATCCTTCACAGAAGTTACAGGCGACCCTAAGCCTACCATTGGCTCGTCTTTCCTGCGGGCGTACCCTGATAGCACTAGGGTCTTCTGGTTGCCGATTTACGATATACCTGGAGACGCTCCGGCTACCTGCCGTGTCTACTTGAAGAACACCGCTGGGGCCGCCCTTGGCCCTGTTCGATTGGGAGCGGCTTACGGCCAAGACCCAGGTAAGGCAGTGTTCTACTGGGCGGCCTCGCAGTTCATACCAAACATGGGGGCGTCTGGAGATTGGGTCACAGGAGCGGACGGAGGTGTCGCAGGTGGTGGTGCTGCGAACGTCCTAGCGGACATCGCTGCGATAAATCTGGGAACCCTGTTCCCGTTTCCTGACTCGCAATTCGGCAGCTTCAAGGGCTACATAGGTGTTGCCTCAGCCCTGAACCGAACATCGTTCTTACGGCTGGCGTCGTCAATCTACACTGTCGCCTTAACCGGAGACCCTATCAAAGACACAAACCCTGCCTCGGCGCTCATTCACATGGTAGATGGCGGGCTGTTATCATGGCCGCCTGCGTTTGGTGCCTCCCAGTTTAGAGCAGCGACCAAGGTAACTGGCTCCCCCCGTACCGTCGATGATCTGATGTACCCTCGGCTGTTGATCTCAGCTATCGATCCCGTGCAGGTTGACCGCACATACAAGTATCTGTATCTTCTGCCGATTGAGAACTTTTTCACACTCCAACCTGACAAGATTCACAGTGCAGATTCCTCACTCCAGGCGAACGAGATTTTGGTAGTTGACACGATAGACGAGGAAGCGCCATCGATAGCGTATTTGATGTTGGACGTCAACAGCATCCCTGCCGCCGTAAGTATTCTAGACCGTCTGGTGTCATTGAGGTCGGCTAACGTTTCCATGTTTGGAGATGGTTTTTACCTTGAGCCAGGTAAACCAGGGGCAATTGTGGCCTTGTACTCACGGTCTACAGACGACGCTGATAAACCGTTTGGCTCCTTTACTGTTGGTACGACGACCGAGATGTGGATTGAATATATGCCCCGCTTCCTTTATGTCTAATGCAGAGTTTGGTAGTAGTTCTCACGGATAAAGCCGACCGGACGAGCCAGATCACTCCGGTTATCACTGATCTCACACGACGAGTTGTAAACATTAAGTTCTCCACAAGTCTGCCAGGAGGGTTCAACAGTTGTACACTCTCAATTCTGATGACCAGAAGTCAGGCGTATGAGTGGTATGAACGTTTTCTGTTCTACGGAGTGACGATCTTTGAGGCTGACGAAGCGATTTGGGATGGCCGGATAAGTGCCATTGCCATCACCAACTCTGGGATTGACCTAACCTGCGAAGGCTACTGGTCAAGTATGGCAGACCAGACTCTTTATGCGTGGTTTAACGATAACGATATGGGGAAATGGCTGATACCATCTGCGGGCGCTGGTGGCATCGCAAATGAGATTAGTTTGGCGGGTGCGGGGGCCGCCGATAAGTATATTGTAGAAAAAGGTCTGGGGATGTTCCGTTTTGGTAGTAAGAAAAATCAGACTTACGTAATTGGTGATAAAGGGGTAATCTATTATCGTCTTCCGCGAGTTGGGGTACTAACGGATAGGCGGCTTTTTCAGCCGATGACAATACACTCTATTCAGTATTCAGCAGATGTTGCAGGCCCTGGCTTCGCTGGGTTCCTGAAAGTCTACACAGCCGACCATCCATTAGGCACGTGGACACATAGGTTGGACATTAATATTTATCCATCTGCTGCCGTTGTTAATTTAGAGGCTAACGGTGCTGATGTGGAGGCCGTAGCAGTGGCTTTAGACTGTACCACCGAATTCACGGAAGATGATGATGATGGTGTCAACAGGTTTCTGATGAAAGAGGTTACGATTTATGCTGAGCGTGACCCAACGACAACGAACAAGACTACAGCCAAAAAGATTGTTACCAATCTACTCTATGGCGACTCGGATATAGATGTAACCTCCCACGCAACCCAAATTAGTGATGATCAAACCTTTATTGAGGACTCCGAGCTAGAGATATCCCCCGCTGTCTATGAGCACCAGTCTCTGCAAGATATTATTGCAGCGTTGTCTTCGTATGGGTTTGATCAGAGTGGTGTTACTAAAACTGTTGTTGCGGGTGTCTATGGTCGTCGTCGTTTACATATGAGAGCCAGAGATGAAACCAATGTTCGTTGGATAGTCTCACTCAAGAATATGGGAGAGGGAGGTCTGCGCTTTGAACGCACTATTCAAGATTTCTGGGTGCGTACCTGGGTGCGATATCAAGAGGCGTTCTCAAGTCTGACAAAACTGACCGACGTGGCGCAGAATATTCTGGAGCAGACGATCTTTTATGATGAACGAGACATTGTTATAGAGGCAGGCGAGATGACGGCTACCTTTGCGGACAAGGTGCGAGACTCCGCTCTAGCTGATGCAACACGCCCACGTCAGAGTACGGAGATTACTATTAGCGGGTATATCACCAACATCGTCGGCGCTAGGGAACCTCTCTGGCGCGTCCGATCTGGGGATATGATACTGATTCAGGATTTGAGTCCGATGCCACAGATAATCGTGGGAGCGACGGCAGACAAACTACGAACGTTTGTCATCAAAGAGACTGACTACAATTCAACAGCGCGAGAACTGTCAATCACACTTGATCTTCCTACTACCCGATTAGACCTGCTTCTGGCTAGGCTACAGAACACTCCAACTATTTCCTCGCCTGGAAGTCTGTCGGCAGGTGGTGGTACGATGGGCGGATGGGGAGGCGGATGGGGTAGTTGGAAAGGGTAGTGCTCAGATAACCCAACAGGGTGCTATCTTCGCAGTCACCTTCAACGGTATAGAGAACTTAACCGCTTCCATCATCGGCACGATCTCATCTCTCAAATCGTGCACGGTTGTTGATAAGCACTCAACCAATATCTCATCGTGAATCTGGTTGATAAGTAGAGCTTTGTAGCGTCGGATGACCGGCATCACGGCGATCATCGCCAAGAAGACCAGCTCAACCGCTGAGCCTTGTATGATGTGACTGAACCCCTCGCGCTCAACTGCGTCAATGGGTACAAAGTCTCCGAACGTACGCTCCCGACCGTAGAGAGTTGTGGCCTTCCGCTCTAAACGTATCCGCTCCCTCTCAGAGTGTATGAAGTCAAATTCGTCGGGGAAGGCTACCTCAAGCTGCTGAAGTATATACCTTGCTTCGTCGAAGGAGCAGCCGAACATCTCCATGACCTTGCGTTCCATAGCGCCATAGACGATAGCGAAGTTACCCCGCTTGCCGTCCATGTACTCAGGACTGTCTTTTATCACCTGAGACACAGGTATCCCGTGTATGATAGAGGCTGTGTGCGCGTGTATATTGGCACCCGATTCGAAAATCCGACGCATACTACTGCCCCCACTCATTCCAGCAAGCCCACGTAGCTCCAGTTGGTCGAAGTCGATTTTCAATAAGGAATTGGTGTCGTCTGCTATTACCACTGAACGATAGGTCGGAGTCTTCGGGATGTTCTGACCGTTAGGGTTTTTGCACGACAGCCTACCAGAGCTGGCTACGGCTGGGTTGAACTCAGGGTGGACTCGTCCGGTCAGGGGGTGAGCTTTCTCAAGTAGAGGTTTGGTGTAGGTAGACCAGAGCTTATGCTGCTCCCTGTAGGCCAATATTGCTTTGGCTATAGGGTGCGACATCTCCTGCAATGCTATCTCAGCGGTACTGGCCTGCTTCTTGGCAAACCGCTTTCTGGGGATGCCCAGCTCGTCGTACAGAACTTTGCCGACTTGCACGGGAGAGTTGAGGTCAAGCCGATGTCCGGCCTGACGGTATATCTCTCGTCGGATGTTGACGATAGACCGCACCTGTGTACGTCTGAGCGCCCTGAGTGCCGTCCTGTCAGTCAACAGGCCGTTCTGTTCCATCTCGGCAAGGATAGGTGACAGACGGCGTTGTATGGTGTAGATTTTCAACTTGTCTCCGGTCAGGCGAGGTCTCAGTTGCAGAGTGAGTCTGCGAACCCAATCTGCATCCTCACAGGAGTAGAAAACGAGCCTCTTGTGGTCAATGCTGGCGATGGATTCTCCTTTGGGGACGATATCATCAAACTCGACCATCTGGTAGGCAAATTCTTTCTTCACCATCTGACCGAGGCTGCGCTGCCCAAGAGGTACTTCTAACAGGCTGGCCATGAGCAAAGTGTCATCACCTATTTCATCTGGATAGGTGTCTAGGCATCTCATGTCGTATTTGAGGTTAGCTCCGGTGACTCGCTTCCAGTTCACATGAAGGAGAATACGCGGTATCAGTTCAGCGGGGATGTAATACGCTTGACCATGCGCCAACGAGAGAGTCATGCAGACATTTCCAGAGTACGGGTCTAGAGCATTTGTCTCCACGTCCAAGGCATAAAGGTCGCACACTTTCATCTCATCGATAACCTGTTGCAGATGCCCTAGATCAACTTCTGTGTAGTTGATGTCCTCGATAGGTTCTGGTTGGGTATGTTCAGCAACGTAAGCAGAAATTCGTAGCTTCCGTGCCGTACTCTTTTTCTTGTGTCGAGGAATCGTGTCAACGGTCAAAGTGTGTTGGTAAGCTCGCCACGTTGGTAGGTCTAAACCAGTCAACTTTTTACAAACGAGATCGTCAACAAACAGTGGCTCTGAAAGCATGTCAGCACGGACAAAGTAGGTAGGGATGTCGTAAACGAAACTCTCCGGTCGGTCTGTGACAAGGATTTCGCGGATGAAACTTGACGGTTGAGAACCGTTGCCTGGGCCAACGAGAGTGGAAGTATGTGTCGGACGGAAGTAGCGGTGTAGGCCCTCTTTGATGATAAAATGGAACTCTTTTTCTGTTGTCAAATCGAGGATAAGATGTATCAATGTCCTGCCTTACGCCAGTGCCTAATCAGCGCACGCTGATTTTTGAACACACGGAGACAAGCTCCGACCCAACAGCGAACTCCACTTTTCATCCGACAAACCAGAGAACGATGCCAGCTTGATAACAGGTCAGCGGCTTCTGCCGAAGGTGCATTGCGGCTAAATGGCCTTGTATTTTAAGGCAGCCGTGGAGTTTTAGATATAGGGAGAGGTTCACCATTGTAATTAAGCACCAAGAAGCGGTCGTCCAAATACCATGCAAGTATATGCCTTACATCTGCCCAAGCCAAACCTCCATTGCCGCAGCCTGGACGTGGTAACACGACAACCTCAAACCCTTCTTTATCTACGACATCGACAAGGAGTTGGAGACTCTTCTCAATCAAAGCGAGATCGGCTTTTTGATACCATTCGTGCTTGACCGGAAGCGTAATAATTGGAATGGTGTTGTCTAAGTGGCGGAAGACGGTGGGCACATTGCCAACGCTTTTAAGCATGTCCCCCAGTGCGTAGGGCAAAATGGGATACTTAACGCTCGCCTGCTTCGCTACACCGCGCCCCATAACAGCAGCGCCGTTCTTTTTGATAGTGCCGTTGGTTGTAATGACGCGGGCGTCGGCTTCAACTTCCCAAAGGTCTCCAACTACTTCACGCATTTTTAATCTTCCTTGTTAAGCAGGATTCTAATGTATCTGTTATCCTCTTTAAGCATTCGGCTCTGTGGGCGTTGACGGACATCCTGGCGCTTGCCGTATAAAATCCACCAGCAACTACGTTATGGGAGCCTAATGGCCGTTTGAAGAACCGAATCAGTTTCACGGTAACGTGTGCGCGTTTAGCCAGCATGAGGTCTGTCAACCCTAGCGCGTCCTGAGCCTCTGAGATAGCATCAGCGATCTCATTCCGACCTACTATGTCTGGCTGTCCACCCCAATAAGAGTCCTTGCCGGTTTGAAGACGGCGGCTCTTAGCTTTTGGCAAGTTCTAATCCCTCCCTGATACCTGCCAAAATCTGTTGTCGTATCGCCGGACGGCGGGCGCGGAGGAAGAACGCTGGGTGGTAGACACTGACAACGATGGTCTTATCCGGCAGGACTCTGAACGAGCCTATTTTGGCCTTGTTGGGGAAGAACCGGCTGGCGGCGAACAGCCCTAGACAGACTATCAGTTTGGGTTTGACTATCTCTAACTCCAAATCCAACCACCTCTTGCAGATGGCGATCTCATCGGGCAAGGGGTCGCGGTTCCCTTCAGGCCAGTGTTTCACGATGTTGGTGATGTAAGCGTCCTTACGCTTGATCCCAAGGTCTCGCAGGATGCTGTCAAGGACGTTACCAGCCCTACCTACAAACGGTCGCCCCAGTCGGTCTTCATTATATCCAGGAGCCTCTCCTAGAAACAGTATCTTCGCACCCAGAGACCCCTCACCAGGGACAACCTGCGTCGCCTTCTCATGCAAACGGCAGTCCTTACAGATCGTAAGCTCAGGCGGGCAGGTTGACACAGACATTCGACTTATCCTATACTCAGAGTATAGGCGAAACTTTCGCTCAAGTCAATAGGGGTATGATACTGATAACAACGAAGCAGAAGAGGCGACGGCTGACTGACCTAGAACGAAGGGTCGTCGAGCTTGCTCTGTTGAGCGGCCTCTCGAACAGAGAGATTGCGGAGACAATGGATATATCTTACTCCGCTGTTGCCTGTTCACTACACCGTGCTCAGAGAGTAGTCAACGCTCGCTCATCCAGACAAGGTTACGCGCTTCTCACCAAACTGCTCAATGGCAAGTTTAGAAGTTGACAGTAAAAACGGTTGATGAGTGGTGTAATCTACAGTCTCGTGGGTGAGAACGGTGAGCTTCGTTATGTGGGACAAACTGCCAGATGCGTATGGCGCGTTTGGGTAAAACACACTCAGTCGAGACGCGCATGAAAATAGCGGCAAGCCGTCGTCGTTGGTGGGCGCTTAAACAGTAATGTTGGAATTGGATGTACTGACTGCGGACACTCGTGACCCCAAACGAATAGCGGATGACATTGGTAAGCTAGGGGTCAAGGTCGTCCGAGAGAAGATGAACTCTGGGGACTACGGTTCGCTATCTAAACGAGGCAAGACTTGGTTGATGGAGCGGAAAGAGGCCAATGACTTCCTGAGCTGTCTTGCTGATGGCTCGCTGTATGATCAGATGCTTCGGCTGACTCAGGATGCAGATGTGGCCTTCTTGCTTCCAGAGGGGCGCTTGATACCAAGTGAAAGCGGGAAGATGGTTCGCACGCACAGAGGCAAGCGTCAGTGGAACTATATGGCCACCTACCACGCCTTCATCGAGTTAGCCTGCTTAGGTGCCATCATCCTTCCCTTCGTCCCACCGCAGTTTACAGCCGCCGCCATTGTACAGGTTATGCGGACGATGAACGGTAATCTCAAGTACATTGTAGAGAAGAACCGAAGACCGTTAACACTGACAAATAAGGTCAGCCCAGCGCGTCGGTTTATGGAACCGATGATAGGTAAGGTTGTGCTCGATAATCTATCCTCTGCTTACCCGAATCTGTGGATGATATTCCGTCGCTGTATGGAAGACCCTGATGAGGTTCAAACTATACCTCATGTTGGGCCTACGACGGTTAAGAGGATTCAGGACTTAATGGTCAGGAAGATATAGTGGCGTACATCGCCTGCGAAGACGAGTACGGACATACATGGATAGTGCAAGAAGGAGACCCCGCTTGGGCAGCCGCGAACTACGCCAAGACGAAGATGCTTCTGCCGCAGCCGACTCTGCCCTTGAAGCTGATTCTGACGGGCTGGCCGGATTTGGAGATACACACAGTCCGTCAGGAGATGCAGGATTACATGGAGGTCAGGAAGACAGTACCGTCAGAGACTTTGGGGAGAGTGTGGGTGAACTTGAGCAGAAGATTCCGCGCCTGGAAGACGCAGCTAAGCGCGTGTGGGGGGCGGGAAATCTCGGAGCAAAGAACAATGTTCTCTACGGAACCCGACGGCCTCTCGTCAAACTAGCCAGCTTACTTGCTGACGGACACTACTTTCTTGTTCACAAACGACTGAGAACCCCCCGATTGGATTACATCAGGAGGTCTCTGATCGCCTCGTTAAGAGTGAGTTATGGACTGGCGCGGGAGCTAGAGCGTCAGATCGACATCACTCGGAAGGACTCGCATCGCTTCGACCGCGCCGACGACGTGGTTCGGCCACGGGCTCGGTCGTATCGGGCGGTGCGTCCGCCTCCGTCGTCTCTGCCGTTTCCGGAGCAGGTTCGTCAGGCTCAGGCTCGGCAGGCGGCTCGGCATCCCCCTCAGCCTCCGACTCCGTAGGCCCCTCTTCGGACTCGTCTTCCGACTCGCTCTGAGCCTCTTCGTCCTGAGCCCCCGGAGCGGCTTCAGAGATACGCTCATGGACGCCCCAACACCTGCCATCTTCATCGGTGTGTGCTGGACAGATGTGATTGTTGCAGTCAGGGTCGGCGCAGACTGTCGATACGCCGACGTTGCAAAAGGTGCAGTCTACTGGCATCGTCAACTCCTTACTTAACTTAGAATTCCTACTGACTCCATACTTTCGATCTCAGTGGGTGTGTAGAAGTCTACGACTACGTTGCCGCAGCCGCCGCACTCGGATTCGATGCGAACGTGGCCCTTCCAGAATTTAACATCGACTTCGTTCGGCTCATCCTGTTCAACAATCTTGCGGGGAGATGAAGCGACGCAGAATGAGCACCAGCGAGTGAGTAGTTTGTACACTCTCGGCTCTGTCTCAGTCTTGGTAGGCATCACCATATCCTCCTGAAAGGACTGTAACAGGTATCTATAGTGATGTCAATAGATTCTGCAACGCCGTCTTCGCATTTGCAATTTTCGTCTGGAGATGTTGGATAAGGGTGTCTCTCTCCACAATCTTTGTCTGTAGCAACTGAACCTGCTGTTGGGCTTCGGCAAGTTCAGCTTTGACACTGGCACAGGGATCAACAGGTATTGGAGCTGGCGGTGCAGGCGCAACGGTGGCAGACACAGCGAAGCCGTTAGGTATCTTGTTGTCGAAAGACCAAGCTGTCAGATAGTGAGTGCCTTTCCAGAGACCCTTGACCTGTAAAACCGTTCCCTTCACTAACGGTTTTACAACTATACCTTCTGGTAGTTTGACGAGGTTGGTATCTGTGTACAGGGTGACGTTGAGACTCACCTGTTGCACATCAGGCCATATCCCTGTAGGTGCTGGAGCAGGAGCAGGCGCGGGAACTCTGGTGCCAGCTTCTATCTCTGCCCACGGGATTCGACCACTGGGACAAGATGTCGCCATGAACTGATTATGCTCGAATCCGGTCTGGTTCCGAATCACCGCGACCCAACCTCTGAAGCGGGCAATCTCAGACTGAACCTGTATCGTCGCCGCCTTCTGCGCTGGCGTTAACGCTTCACCAGCCAACCCTTCGTGTTCGATACCGATGTAGCGATAGTTGGCCTTCGTTCCAGCGTGCCAGCATATACCCTCAAGGGGAAAGTGTTGCTGCTTCCGACCATCCTTGAAGATGGTGATATGCCATGAGTTACCCCTGGCTGTCATCACTGCGATAGGCAAGTTAGTGGTAGAGAAGTTACCCTCAGCCGAGTGGTTGACAATAGCCAACATCTCGTTGCTATAGGGTTGGTCGCCATGAGGCACACCCCAGCTCGCGGGGTAGCCAAGTCTGGTAAGAGGGTTTGGGAAGGGAACTTTGACACAACTACTGAGCCATGTCTCAGCCATGACTGCCCCCCTCACAAGGGCTACAGATACGGCTATCAGGCCCGCCTGCGGTACAGGTTGGACAGTACGACTCACCACATTTGGCGCAGCCGACAAATTGACTGGGACGGATACGTTTGTTGCAGCCTTTGCACCGCACACCGAAGACTGAATCTATGAGACCCAATTACTCCCTCCTTTTCTCCTTAACAAGAGGGTGCGGAGCCGACTGCGCTTAAAAACAGGACAGGCTACGAAACCCCGTTGCTAATTGTCTGCTCCGCACGCTGTTATTATACCACCTGTCAAACCAGTTGTCGAAGTCAATAGCAGTTCCAGTGGTGGAATGACCTCTTTAACACGTTGCTGCCGTCCAGCCAAATCGCATAGGCCATTGCGATGTTTCTCTCTGGCAGCATCCACTCACTCTCGAAGACGAACCCCCGCTTGTTCAGCCACCATTCCCACGTGACTCTGTTGATCTGGGTGATTCCGTAGTCTCCGGTGTATGAGATGGCGTATGGGTCAACCGAAGGATTCTCGCAGCCTAGAAAGACTCGGACGGCGGTGTCGCTGTCCCAGTCGTAGGAGCGGATGAGTGTTTCAACCGTCGTCGGTGTAGCCAGTGGCGTAGGTGTCTCATCTAGACTTTCTTCCCGCAAGAACAGTGGGTCGCGTTCCACGGTACGCCATATCCACATCTCGGACAGAACTGGCAGATGTGAATCTCTTTCGGTTTGTTCTTCACGCTGCCTCGCGTCCGCTCCTACCCCTAACCCAACCGCCACACACAACGACAGTAGGAGCGGTACTATCCATCTTATGCTGGTATCCTACCGCTAAGCTGTTCGATAGGACGAGGCAGGAAGAACGTCACCGTTTCGTCTTGTACACGCACGGCCAGTGTGGTAACAAGCTCACCACCGAGCCTCCAGCGCAGAGACGTGCCGTTCTCTGCCGCCTCCACGACCGCAGCGCGGATCGCCTCGCGGTCGTCCCTGGACATATCAGCCCAGACGTGTGCTGCCATCTCCGGCCCGATACTGGCCCAGAGCTGGCACTCGCAGAGCGTCATGTCGTCGAAGTGGCCCGACTTCTTGACCTCCGCGTAGTGTGGGTGTTCCTTTAGCCAACTCAGGTCTTCACAGACCTTGTTGAGCCGATAAAGGATTCGCGTCGTACTACTTCCAGCAGGCATTTCAGCCTCCTTTCTTGCTGTCAATAATAACATCTTTTTGCAACGTTCTCAAGTACTCCTCGAACGTCCTATGTCGCTCAAGGTGTTCTCCAAGCTGAAACCCTAACTCGTGTGCAAGAGTGATAAGGTGCTTGGTCACAAAGCCACGGAGAGTCCTCTCGAACTTTCTGGCACAGCTAGGGCAGACAGACTCCAAGCTGAACAGGCCACGCTCCTTATCCCAGCGGACTTTAAGATTGGCAACACCTTCAACGGTGATACTGTGGGTAGAAGGACGTTCGACAGCGCGAATTTCTTCTTCCTCTTCCATCTCCACATCTTTCACGAGAAGTCGATCAGGAATTATAACCTCCAACGTTATACAAGATGATAAAGCCGATACATCATAAGTGGCCTCGCAATGTTGTATGAGCCCTTCGTCAATCGCCGTTTTGACTATCGTCGCTATGTGATTGTAGGCGGTGTAGTTGTGTTCTAGCATTTGCTATACCCGCAAGCGTGACACTTGAGACAGCCTTCTTCAAAGACTAAAGGAGCACCGCAGCCCTCTTCGGGGCAGATGTCCCCGCTGACGCTTGCTACGGGGGCGCTGAGACAGGTTCTGACGAGAAACCTGAACACGTAATCAACTATCGACTGTGCGTAAGGGATGTCATCGTTCATCGTCCTACCGAGGGGCTCGAAGCGTTGACCTATCATCTTTCTGGCAATGTCTTCGAGCGGAACACCATATTGCAATAGCATACTGGTCTGAATTCCGATTGCATCCAGCAAGCCGGAGATAGTCGAGCCTTGCTTGTTGGCGACGATGAAGACCTCGCCAGGTTGGTCATCATCATAGAAGCCAATTGTGACATAGCCCTCAAACTCTGGTAGGTCAATTTTATGGGTAAGCGACCGACGTGTTCTTGGTAATTTCTTACGACCATTTCGCACATGGTCTTCTACGTTACCCATTGTGTGTCTCTTTTAGGTAACTCAGAACCTCATGCAACGTTTTGAAATCTTTGCAGTTGGGGCTACATCCGAAGTCATCACACATACCTGTGGTCAAGTGAATGTCAGGGTGGTCGTCATCCCAGTGAACAAACAGAACGTAGTCTTCCATTCGCATAAGCCTGTCGAGTTCAGCTAGATCGTTATCCATTCAACACCTGTACGCTTCTGCTCTTATCACGATAAACGGTGACACCTTTGCAGCCTAACTTCCACGCCTGCGCATAGGCTTCACGTATTGTCTGCCAAGTAGCACTCTGAGGGAGATTAATCGTCTTGCTGACAGCAAGATCGGTGCAATCTTGGAACGCCGCTTGATGCGCTAGATGCCATCCCCAGTCGATGTCTAAAGCAGTCTTCGGTGTGAAGTCAGACCCTGCTGCACGGAGTTTGGCAATGATAGGCTCCTCAACATTGATAGGTGTTCGCTCATAACCCTCAGAGCCCATGTAGCGTGTGTAGCTCAACATGAAGTGTGGCTCAATACCTGAACTCGCACCTGCGATGATTGCGATGCTGCCTGTCGGTGCGATACAGGTGACGGTAGCGTTACGGCGTATGCCTCCTGTTATATCAGGTGACTCGAACGCAGGGAACGCACCTCTTTCCTCAGCAATTTTCTCACTCGTCTCGTGTGCTTTCTCTTGAATGGCAGACATGATTTCTCGACCAAGATCAACTGCCTCTTGGCAGTCATAGGGAATACTCAGAAGAGCCAGCGCATCGGCCCAGCCCATGACGCCTAAGCCTATCTTTCTCGTCCGACGGACGGCTTCGGTTATCAATTGGTCTGGGAAGCGGTTGACTTCGACAACATCTTCGAGCATTCGTGTCATCGTGGAGACTATTCGGCAGAGCCTGTCCCAATCAAAACCATATGGAACATATGGAGGTGTTACGAAGTTACCTAGGTTCACGCTTCCCAGATTACATGCTTCTCCATGCAGAAGTGGAACTTCGCCGCACGGATTTGTCGCTTCGAGCTTCCCTAGCTTTGGGGTTGGATTATCACGCTCTGCGCGGTCGATAAAATAGCAACCAGGATCGCCACTCTTCCAGGCTGATTGGGCCATCTCATCCAACAAAGGATTGCTATCAGCCGCGCGCATAAACTCGTCGGTCAGCGCAACAGAGATGTTAAACGTGTTCAGCTTCTCTGGGTGGTCGTCTTTACAGTGGATGAACTTGTAGATATCAGGATGGTCACAGTGTAGAACCGCCATCTGAGCGCCATGACGCTTGCCGCCTTGAGTGATAACATCCGCTACGGACTGATACAACGCCATGAAGCCAACAGGCCCACTTGATTTTCCGCCGGTCGAATGAACTAGAGAGCCCTCTGGCCGCAGATGTGATAGTCCATAACCGACACCACCTCCCCACTGTTGAACCTTGGCAGCTAGGCGAGCTACCTCCATGATGCTGTCCAACGTGTCCTGAACATGAAAAGTGAAACAGGCACTTAACATCCCAACGTCGGTGCCCGCGTTGAACAGCGTTGGACTATTAGGTAGACCATCAAGGTCAACCAGCATATCGAAGAACTTGTCGGCCCACTCCTGCTGTTTTTCAGGAGGTTCCGCTTTAGCCACATGCTCCGCGACCCGTCGGAACATTTCTCCGGCGGTTTCCTGTCTGCCGTTTCTCTCTAACAGATAGCGTTTCTTGAGGACGACCTTAGCCGGTTCCGTCAGGTTCGGCTCCCGCATCTTCCTTCTCCCCTTTCAGCGCGTTCTCCAGTGTGGCAAGAAACGGTCGGTTCGTCCAGCGGACTTCCGAAGGCCGCACGCCCGTCCCTGTGCGGTTTTTGGCTATCGAGAACAAGTAGATACCGCCGTTCATACCCAGACAAACGGCGAGATCGAAACGTTTGACATCGGACTTCTCCCCTTCAGGGGCTATGCCTATGTCACCGAAGATTCCCTTGATGAATGGGTTTACGTTGAATTTCTCACCTTGGCTGTCAAGGGCCACGATTTTCTTTGCAGAACAAGTTGCAACAACGTCCCAAGGACAAGCGGTTGTAAGAGGAACCAGTACGTTGTTCTTCCAGAGCTTGCGGATGCTAGGCCAGTCTCTAGCGTTGTCATAGCTCACAGGGGCCTGCAAGCGGGTCTGTGCGACGGCGCTGGCACGCAGAGACTGCAAGTGCTCGCCAGAGGACTTACCGAACACGGCTTCGGTAAAGGTGTCCTGCGCCAACTCCCAGCCGCGTTCGAGACCTTCGATGATGAGCACACCGCCCTTTGCCAGAACCTGTTGAGCTTTGGTGACAGCCGTCATCAACCCCTCATAATCGGCAATCTTGTACCAGTTCTGAGGGAGACCCTTGTCGTTGGTCAGCTTGGCTTTCACATCAGGAAACTTATCGATCTCGTAGTCCATAGAATCGTCGAGGTCGATAACGAAAACTGGTAGGTCAGGCTCTTTCAGAAGTCTCTCACTGGCGAACGACAACGCTGCGTGGGTTTTCCCACAGCCTGAGTCGGCTGCAATCATAATACGTGTACGCATGATTTATCTCCTCTTCGATAAACACACAGTAGGAGCGACAGAGGGGGGTTTGGTGCCGTCTCCAGAGCTTTCCCGTCGGGAGGCTGTCTACTTCACCTGCTACCAAGGCTACTAGCAGACTATTCAGTTGTAAGGACTCTATCGCTCCTGCTCTGTATTTATCGGTTTTGGCTTTGGGCACACGTCCCTTTGCACTCTCCGATATGGGTGAAAGTGGTGAGGTCTCTCTGACAACCAAGTTCTCCCGCACTCGGTTCTATGCTCATCGGCTTTCGGACGAGCGGCCCCTGAAACTCAAACGTTACGTCTCCCACTCTCAGCCGGAACGCTTTGTGATAATGGCCTTCTACGGACGAGTGAGTAGTTTCCATGCTTTTGTAGTTGGACAACTGTTCCTCAAGTTCTTTGTAACCGTCGTAGTCAAGCTGAACGTAGAGGTTGGTTCTCATTTAGATAGGCTCCAGATCGCGGTCGGTGGGGAAGCCGCTTAGCTGAGCAGTGTCAGTAATCTGACAACGATGCGTTGGCCGAGCGCAGGCTCCAGATCGCGGTCGGTGGGGAAGCCGCTTAGCTGAGCAGTGTCAGTAATCTGACAACGATGCGTTGGCCGAGCGCCATACTCTTTCTCGAACTCGTTGTCGTCTATATCCTCAGAGTCAAGGATGACGACAAACTCCCTCTCTTCCCCTTCGATAGTCTGTTCGTATCTGAGCAGCCATGCCATTAGTAATCTCCTTCCCTTACTCATCAACTGTCACGTAGTCTGTCTCCGCTCTACCTGACTGGACGCTTTCCCAGTGTCCACAGTGCTCCCGTACCGGACACCAGGCACAGTGAGTGCCAGGGTTGGCAGGAAACGCTTTTGACTGCTTCATCGCAATCAGTCGCGGAATGAATACCTCATCCATCCACTCGTAGTTGATAAGGTTCCGCCGCGACTCGACAATTGTCAGCTTGTAGGGCTCTGGGTTAACCTTGCCGTTCTTACCCACACGCTGATGTCTGACAACGCTGTGCAAGGCGACAGTCTCGTCCTGCGGTTGCCAGATTCCCAGCTTGCGAAGACCCCAAGCGTAGACACTAAGTTGAATCGATACATCAGCGTCTAACTGCGACTTCGTTCGCCGTCCTGTTTTCAGATCGATAAGGTGATTGTTCGCAGTCAGCAGGTCGATGTGGAATACAATGGGCTCACCCAGAACTTCTATCTTCCCGCCGAACTCAACCTGCGCCGGTTCAATGGTTGAAGCCACAGGGAGATACAGTTTCAGCATCCCAATGCCGTCTTCGTAGCTACTCTCTTCAGTAGTATTTGGGTATAGCTTATCAGCCCAAACAACGTTAGCTTTGGTCAGACCGTCAGAGAGAGGCTGTCCGCTGTCCCACGCTTCCGTGAACGCACCGATAACATCATCCTCAAAGGGTGTGCCGCCTTGGAGACGTTCGCGGAAGTAGAACTCCATCGCTCTGTGGAAACAGGAGCCTAGATACATCGCGCCTGGATACTCAGTACGAGCGGACGGGGTAACAGACTCCGCAAGCTCATACTGGTGAGCGCAGACGGACAACCTCTCTAGACCGACGGTGGTACGCATTTAGTCGAGACGCTGGCGCTTGAGCCAGAAGTTCGCGTGAGCGACTGAGCAGAACTGGTGGTTGATAGTGGGCTCTGAGACCCCGTTGACCTCGAAGGAGAGTGAGATCATAACGGGCTCATCGCCAACGCTCTTGCGACAGGGAATCGGCTGCTTCGCCTTCTCTCCCACGTAGATGTCCTCGATCTTGTCGCAGATGTAAACCTGCTGTTCTGGCATTTGGATGTTTCCCCTTTCTGTGTTGCGGAATGACTTTAACGGAGAGAGGTCGGCCGGTCAGCCTACCTACGAGTACGGTGTACCAAACATATTACCAAGTCTTCTGTCAACCTAGTCTTCTGTCAACCTAACTCGCCCACTTCCCCACCCTCGACTAAACCGGCTCGACCTCAGTGTCTGGTTGGATTAGGGCTCAGGGGTCGCCTCGACAGCGGCAGCGGCCTCGGCAACAGCCTCGCCAGCGACGAACTTCCCGTCTGCGTCGGTGTGGAAATGACCGTTGCTCTTGAGCCACTCTGTCAGCTTGCCAGTCTGAGCGTTCTCGAAGATCACGTCGGCCTGGGGGTGCCTACTGACGGTTGCGATGCTCGCCAACTGAGTGAACAGCGCCTTCTCCGGCAGGCCCTCGATGCCACCCTCGCCCTGCAAAGAAGGCAAGATGGCCTCAAAGAGTTCAGTCGGGTCGGTCTGCTGAGTGATACCAGTTGCCTGCTTCGCCTTGGCACCGCCGAAGTGCTGAGCGATCTCATCTGGCTTGAGAGCCCTGATGGGGAACCGCTTGTCGGTGTCGGCACCTGTCCGGCGGTTCTTGCGTGGGAAGACTTCGACTTCGACGTAAAGATTGCGAACGGGCTCGTAGTCGTTCATGCCGAAGTCGCTGATGCCCATCTTGGCGAAGTAGTTGATGAGCTTGCCGAGGTCACTACGAGTGGTGATCTGTTGGTTCTCATCCTCTGGGATGCGATACCATTCCAGCTCGTACTTGCCATCGGGCCGCTCGAAGCGGAACGACAGTTGGGTCGTTGGGCGCTCTTCACCAGTCTCGTCGTCAGTGAAGGTCTTGTGCTGTTCCTCGACTTCCGTAATCTGGGCGAAGAACTTGCGGCCTCCCGTCGTTACGCGGGATGCAGCGAAACGAGTTGTCATACAACCCTCCTCTGAAAAGCGGCTCCTGTTTCACACACTGAGCACGCGAAACTTTTGCTTCTATATGTTAGTCCCGCCCGACCCCTTTGTCAAGCCTTTGAGGGGTTGACAGACGAGAAACTTTCGCTTAGTATTATAGAAGGCGACGGTCTCCGCAGCCGCCGTCTTTCCTTTAAAGAGGGAGTCCTATGCTCGACGCCTACGACGAGTACAAGCAACAGGGCCTCAGACCAGTTAAGTGCTTTCCCAATTCCGTACAGCCTCTCTGGTCTGAGTTACAGAGCGATGATGTAACAGATGAGGATATGTCCGGTTGGGAGGACTACAACGTCGGTGTCCGCGCCCACAAGAATATGTCTGCTTTAGTCTTTCCCAATTACTCTACTTATACCAAGTTCGCGCAGGCAAACTTCGTCGGAACGCCAATGGACACCGCCCCTGTCATCATGCACCCAGATGCGTCTGTTGCCGTGTGGTTCAAAAACACAGCTTGGAAGCAGAAGAACGAGTCAATCGGAGACGCCCTGTTGGTGAACATAGGCGTCTTGCCTGCGCCGCCGACGGAGATCGGTGGCATCACCACTGAGTTTTTGCAGCAGAGTCCGGCGACGGTACTACCGTCACATAAGTTCAAATCAGGTGTCCCAATTAAAGAATATGTCTACGGGGATGCCGTCATCCCCCTCAAAGGCTATCTGTCGTTCGGCTTCATGGAACCGCGTCCGCTACTCGCCGGAGGGGTTCTCGACGACAAAAGCAAGCTGGCGATCACAGGGGAGCCTAAAATCGGTAAGTCTCGATTCGCTCTCAACCTTGCCTACTGTCTAGCAACGGGACAGCCTTTCTTAGATGTAGAAGTGACACAACCTGTAAGAGTCCTGTTCGCACAGTTTGAGGTCAGCAACGCCCGCTTTCATCAGCGCGTTATCGGCCTCGCACGAGCTTATAATCTCCCCACTGATACCAACATTCCGCTTTACTTCGTAACGATGCCTTGGCTACATCTCGACGACACAGATGGGTTGAGACGTTTCGACCGTTTGGTACAGACCTGTCAGCCGGATGTTGTCTTCTTAGACCCGATGTACAAGATACATGGGTCAGAGGAGAACTCCGCGAGCGATATGCAACAGGGGCTTTATGACCACCTAGACGACCTGATTAAAGAGCACGACATCAGCCTCATTATCACCCACCACGTTAACAAACGTTCAGATGCTAAAGGTTGGCTGCGTGTACGAGGTACAGGACAACTTCCTGCGTGGGTAGACGGTCTTATTACTCTCGACCGGCCTGGGCGTAGCAGCGATATAGAAGCTACCGCGTTGCTCAGGTCAGGCGAGGGGTTCGTAAAGACGGTGGCGTTCAACGACCAACACCTGCTGATTTGCAAAGGCGATCAGGCTGCCATCGAAATCTTCTGTGCGGAGATGGCGCTTTCGCAACCCAGCATGACCCGTAGACAGTTGGCAGCGCGAGTCGCCAAAGAGTTCTCGATGACTACTTCTGAAGTCTACGACGTGTTCAAACATCTAGAGGACATCGGCTTCGTGCTTCCTCAGTGATGGAGCTTTGCGAACACACCTGTTTGAACGACCCGCACACTCAAGCGGCTTATGGTGGGTCAAAGTTAAGCTGTTGCAATCAATGTCCATCCTGCAAAAGACCTATCAGATATGGAGAGCTTAATGCCCACCTCCGAACCTGCCATGCGAGTTCTAATTTGCGGCTCAAGATTATGATAAGTTCTCTGACTTGGAAGTTGGCCGATGTGCTACAATCGGCAAGTTTTGAGATTGTAATCGCAGAGGCGTTATTCTGGCCCTACAGGGTTGATGTTCTTCTCGCGGAAGAGTGGCTTGGATTTGAGGCAGATGGGGCCTATCATTTTACACCGGAGCGGAAGAGGTATGACAAAGAGAGAGACCGAAAGCTGGTTGAGCGGTTCGATCTTCCAATAGCTCGATTAACTGGATATGAGGTGGAGAGATTGTACGAAAGTCTTAGCCAATGAGAATACTGATATGTGGTTCACGTATGTGGACAGATGTTGAGCCTATCAGAGCGTACTTGAAAACACTTCCTGCCAACGCTACCATCATTACCGGAGCTTCCGCCGGAGCTGACAGAATCGCTGCTCAGGTCGCTCGTGAGCTAGGTTTGAATGTTGAAGAATATCCTGCTGATTGGAAGAGGTTTGGCAGAGCCGCAGGGCCAATCAGGAACACGCAAATGCTAGACGAAGGTGAGCCAATTAAGGTCAGAGCTTTTACTCGAACACCCATTACACCTGGGACGGCGAACATGATAGCGCAGGCCCGCAGAAAAGGGTTAGAAGTGGAGGTAACATATGCGTGACTCTGGTGTCTACGTACGTGTCGCAGGTCGTGGTACGGTAGACCTCATCTACGAGACCACTGACGACGAGTTCCTCAATTGGGTAGGTGAGAAGGTTGCCAACTGCGGAGGGATAGTCATAGCGGAGACAGGTGTCAGATGTGACCCCGAAATACGTTTTTCTATACTCCTTCGTCTGCATGAGCATGGTATCGAAGTAGTCCGTGCGAAAGGGAGTGAATACGCTCGAATAATCAAAGCCCAAGAGCGGGTTAACTGATGGCTGACTCAGATAGCTGCCCTGTTGAATCTGGACTGCTGGGACGCGCTCAGGCTGGGTGAAGAACGCTACATGGAAGCGATGTCGATTAAGGAGACAAGACGTGACGGATACACCCGAAACGAATGACTGTGTTCATCACTGGATAATAGAGACACCCGCTGGTGGCCCAACAAGCGACGCTCGATGTAGAAAATGCGGCACAGAAAGAGCCTTCTCTAACTTCGATGAGAAGTTCTCTGGTAGCTATAAAACTGATCCAGAGTTGAAGAAGGTAAAGCACGCAAGGGCGGCGAAGTCCACAGGGAACGCTCTTGGAGAATACTGGCGCGGAGACCTAGATAAGTAGCGACCAATCTTTAGGCACCCTACCACGGTCTGTGTGACGCAGAACAAGACGTATAGCGCCACCTCCTAAAAGAACATCTCGCAAAGCGTCGTTCGGTAGAGCTATCTCAAATGCCAGCTCCAGACGTGGGTACAGTCGAAGGAGCAGTAAGTTACCGTCTCGGCTCACGAGCGTCTTAGGTATCAACGCGATCTGGCGATGCGCTACCGGAGACCACTTGCGGTTACAGAAGCCTTTGAACCACGCCTGCGCGAAGGCAATGGAGTGTATCTTTCTTTTGTCAGCGAGACTTTGTTTGACATCGGCCAAGATTGGATTCCTATATCTTCGCCAGTAGTCCTCAACGCTTTGGCAGGCGGGCTCGTGGTCACAGCGAAACTGGTGAATACGAAACCAGAGACGGCCTTGTCTCTTGGAAGTTCTGTCTATTCTCAGGGCAACGTTGGCCGCTATTGAGTACGTCCGTCGCCATTCTTCCACATACTGAAGGAGGAGCGTCTCCTTTTCGGAGGTCATAGGGTTAAGAGTTATCGCTTGCAGGTGGCCTCACCTCCAGACGCGTCAGCATGCCTTCATCTCCAGCCGCTTCCGCATATCGGCTTCGGTGAGGGCGAGGCTCTTATGAGCAACAATACAACTGTGCGCCTCGCAGAAGCCACCGCCCGAAAGAGCCAATATGCTTCGCCACAGGTACGCGTTCATGAGCGCGACGAGCCACGTCTTCGAGCGCCGCGTCCTTCTCCTTCACCAGCGCCCGCGAGGCGTCCCGCTCTCGCTCCATCGCGTCGCGCTCCATCCTCATCGTTGCGGCCCATTGGTCTGCTGATTCCCGTTGAGCCTCGGCCTCCAACCGCATCTCTCGTTCTATTACCAGTTCGTCGTCGGTCATCACTTCTCCTCCAGATGCTCCAGCATGTCGGATTCCTTGAGGGCAAGAGCAGCATCAAGACGCTCCCCAACTTCTTCCCAGACGCCGTGGAAAAGCGAGTCCTCCTTAATGTCGTCGGTCTTCTGGCGCTGCTCACGCACCCAATCTCTAACTTGAGCTATCTCCTCCACCAGCGCCCGCAAAACAGCGATTGTAAGGAGTAGTGCAGGGACGGCTTCGCGGGCGGCGGCAATGAAGGCAGCATTGGCTTGGTGCTGACGTGGTGAGAGGTCATTGCCCTGATGTCGCGGGTTGACTGCTATCAACTTGCCCATTGGGGCGGCCATGCCTCCTGATATTATCCAACGTTCAGGCTTGTCACTGTGGTTCAGTTTTCGCCACGGCCCCTCGGTCGCGGCATCCACCAGCGCCTTGAGAGCCTGTTCTGCCTTGTTCAAGTGCGTCGTCCAGTCTTCTGCTTGTTCTTTGATCAATTGCTAAGTCTCCTTAATATCAAGATCGACACTTATATCTTACAGATAAAGCACAGCGAAGCTAAAACTTCGCCTGTGCCCCTGTCCTATTAGGGGGCCTCGCGGGAGTAGTGTAGTCAACGTGCCTTACCTGTCTATCATCTTAGCAGATGTTATATACATCTGTCAATACTATCTGAACGCTAAAAGGGAAAAAGCTGAGGGGCAGACCTCCCGCAAAATCTGCCCCTCTTGAGAGCGCCCACGACTTTGACGCGCACACAACACCCCAGCCAGCGTGGTCGCCTACTGTGATTATACCATATTTGGCAACGCTGTCGATCAGCAAACTTGTTGGCAGCAGCAAAGTGTGGTATAACTTGGGTGCATCGACCCTCCCTGTTGATGCGGGCTGAAGAGACAGACTCCCTCCGTGGGAGTCTTCTCTTTTTGTCCAATCGTCCAATCATCCCAACGTGGGCCAGCTTAGCAGGTTATCTCAAAAGAACCTTTCAGGTTCTTTTCTGATAAGTGTCCATGTTGATGATAAGTCTCTTTAGCATTTGATTTCAACAAAGGGGCACGGGATAGATAGAAACATAGCCTTCGCTATGTTTTATCCTTTAGGATATAAGTGTCAATATTGATGCTAACTCTTCTTAACAGTTGTTTACAGTTCAGACCAGGCGATCTTTTTCGATCAGTTGGAACTGGCTGTCTGGGTGAGCTGGGTAGATTATCAAACTTCGCTGTCTGAGCTATTGACAATTGCCCCCTTCCTTCTATATAATAAAGAGGCACACGAGAGGAGTCACAACAGGATGATAGAGCTAAGCGAATCCGCAGTCGAAAGCCTCGCAGCAGCCGCGTTAGGTGTAGAGTCCACCTTCGACGTAACACCGTTGCCGGAGGGCGAGCGGTACACAACGCTGAAAGGCCAGGGCTATGCCACACTGCTTGAGATTCTTAGGGCTATAGACGTGCCCACGAGTGATCTAAGAGAAGCAGCAGAACAGGGGATATATGAGTTCCTGCGGGGACAGTCAGCTTACCTGCGGCGTCGTATTCAAGAGTGGTTGAAAGAGCCAGAGCAGATTAAGTGAGATGTCCAAACTGTGAGTCGGTCATGGAACGTGAGGATCATGTTGACACCTCTGGTTTCCCAGAGCTTATCATCCACGCTATCTACGTCTGTGAGGACTGTGGCGCGGAGTACATCTGGAGACGGGCAACCGGCAGACTAGAATCGCTGTTTGACCCTCGTGATAACGTGCCCAAAGAGTACACAGATGCCACGTCCTAGAGTCAGCTCCGGCCAGCGTTTGCTGAGGAACATCTTGGTCGATAACGGCTTCGGGCCTATCCAGATGGAGTACGGCGTCGCTGGTTACTCGGTAGACCTCTATCTGCCTGAGCATCACATTGGGATCGAGTACGACGGCCCACTTCACCACCTGACGCATCAGGAAGACGCCGTTCGCTGTGCGAACATAACGAAGGCAGGTCTGCCGTTGCTGCACGTGACAAGTGCAGAAGTCAAAGTTGCAAAGTCGAACCCGAAGGCACTTGTGAAAAAGGTTGCGGCTTTTGTTCGACTGAGAGGTACGCAATGCAAGGGTTAACCCTAGCTAGCAGTCTCCACGATAAGGTTCTAGAACGTCTGGAGAAGTTTGACGTTCCACGTAGTTACACGAAGCCGTGGGTGCTGTACCTTGTCTGCTTGCTGGCTGTTGACACACTAGACACAGATGAGGAGTTAAAGCAGAAGATGTTGGAGTATCTAGGTGACAAAGATTAGAGTGCAGACAACTTCGGGCTGTTACACCGTCCCCGACCCTGATGATGAGTGCGCTTGGTGTGGCGACGCCAGACGGCAGCACACTGAGACAGGTTGCAGGTTGTGTGGAAGATACCCGTGGGAGCGCGGCATCTACGCCTGCACAGGATTTGTCGAACGGGACAAGGCAGCAGCCCGTAGGAGAAAGTTTATGAAGGCCGCAGGTCTCCTCGATGCCAACAGTTCTAGCTGACGCACGTCAAACAAGCTTGGCCGAGGAGTCTGTTAACCTCATCATCAGCGATCCGCCTTGGGACGCTCTGGACAAGTGGCGTAGCGTTGGTACGACCACTCGACTCGGTGGGCACCACCGCCCTGAGCTAAGAACGGGCTGGTTCGAGACACTGAGCACACAAGAGATTATTGAGATTCTGCGCCATGCTCACAGCTACCTGAAACCCAACAGCCATCTCTACTGGTTCGTACATCCCGAAGCGGCTGGCGAAGTTCTTATCGCAGCCAAAAAACTTTTCGACTACGCGAAGCTGTTGGTGTGGGATAAGGTTAACATGGGAATGGGTTATCACTACCGCGCTCGGCACGAGTTCGTCCTCTTTGCTGAGAAGGGTAAAAGGCGATTGAACAGCCTCAGCATACCCGACGTTCTGGAGTTCAAAGCGGTCACGAAGCGCCAACAGCTATACCCGACCCAAAAGCCACTTGAGCTAGTCGAAGTGTTCATCAAACAAAGCAGCGTCGCAGGTGAACTCGTGTTCGATATGTTCACTGGCAGTGGCACGACTGCTGTTGCTGCGGTCAGGAACAACCGTAGCTTTGTCGGATGGGACTTAAACGAAGAGGCAGTATGTATCGCCAACGAGCGAGAAAGGAGTGCCCGAAATGGAATGTCCGTTGTGTGAGGAGACGCTGAGTCCACGCAGGAACGCAAAGCGCGTGACCTGCAAAGAGTGTGGCTCCGTCTATGTTATAGAGGAGCTGGCGGATAGGCTGGCAATATGAAGTACTACTACATTGTTGGCACCGCTCGTATTCGGGGAACGATAGTGGCTGAGAACGCTGAGCAAGCAGAAGCAGTTGTCAAAAGCCATCTGAACCGTGTCTACGGTGGTGCTGGGTCTCGTTTGGAGGTCAAGGTTATAGACATATATGCCCACTCAAAAGGGAAGGTAGGAGAGACGGAATGAGCAAGCACGCAGCGGGGCCGTGGTCTTACGCGGCCAGGCTATCAGCCTCCGAGAACCATAAGGGCTTTGCGCTCTGGCCCGCCACCGGAGGCTCCATCGCTGAGATATACCCTCTTGACCAAGACGGGCGGCAAGGCGAGGCCAACGCCCGCCTGATAGCCGCCGCGCCTGACCTGCTGGCGGCGCTCAGGGACGCTGTTGATGTTATGGAGCGTAGTCAGCCCCACGAGGGCGGCTACACGTGGCAGCGACTAGAGCGCGCCCGCGCCGCTATCGCCAGCGTGGAAGGAAGCGACAAATGAGACTTCTAGTAGTTGACTTCGATTACTTCGTGCCTGTTATAGAGCGTCCACAGGACGGTGACACTTGGCCTCTCTATGACTGGGGCCACTCTGAAGCATACGGCAACGGTCTTCAAAGTGCTCTCTGGGACATACGCGCTATGGGGTTTCTCAGGCACGGTTATAACCTGCCAACGACCAGCGGTGAAGAGGTCAACTTCTGGTCGCGGTTCGACATCAAGCCCAACGCTCCGTTCTACGTGGCTGATAGTAATGTTCACGCTTACGCTCCGAGGGTGCGTAGAGGCGTTACGGACGTGTGGCTGTACGACGCACACCACGACTGTGGCTACAAACAGAAACTCTCTGACATTTTCATGTCAGGCAAGCTGAGTTGCGAAGACTGGATGATCGGCTACTGGCTGGCCGGTGCAAAGCTGCATGTCCGCTATCCTAAGTGGCGGCGGTATGCTATGACGTTGGAGCCCAAGCCCAACCTTCAGTATAAGCTCGACCGCAAGGTCGATAACGGCGACGACCTGCCACTACGCTTCGACAAGGTTTTCGTCTGCCGCTCAGGTGCCTGGGTTCCACCTTGGCTGGATATGGACTTTGTGAAGTTCATCCTGCGGTCAGGACTGCCGATGCCGAAGAAGCTCGATGAGGTGAAGATGCGTAAGTGGAGCTTGGATAGCGTTTTAGAGTTAATGGAGACTGAGGCGAAGATGCTCCAGAAGGCGAATGAGCTACAAAAATGAAAACCAAAGAACTTCTAAGGGTACTGGAGAGGCTTGAGTGGAGCACCCATGCAGACTGTGAAGGGACGGGATTCATGGGAAGTGGGCCTCCGATGCACCCGTATGCTCACCCTGCCTGCCCGCTTTGCGGAGGACTGAACCCACAGCAGAAGTACCCTAACTGTTTCAACAAGTCCGCCTTGGGGCACCGCCCTGGGTGTTCTCTTTATGATGCCATTGTCACCCTAAAAGGAAATGCGTAA